GGGGACGGGTACGGGGACAGGTCCGGGGACGGGTCCGGGTACGGGGACGGGTCCGGGGACGGGGACGGGGACGGGGACGGGTGAAATAATGAAAATATCTGAACTGAGGATCAAAACCGGCCTGACGCAAGAAGAGTTTGCGGATGAGGTCGGATGTTCCCTCTCCACGGTGGCTAAGTGGGAGGGGAAGGGGAAGGACACGAACAGTCCCGGAATTGGAAGGGCTACCAAACGGAATCTTAAAAATCTTGAAAAGGTGGTGAAGAAATGACAAGCGAAATCCAGGAATACAACGAGGTGACGGCGGGTCTTGAATCTCTCAAGTCCAGAATGAAGGATGTGGTCTATGGCGTGACCACAACGAAGGGCATGGCTGAAGCCAAGGGCGACCGGCTGCAAATCGTCAGGCTGCGGACCTCTCTGGAGTCCAAACGCAAGGAGATCAAGGCCCCAGCGCTGGAGCACTGCAAAAAGATAGACGCTGAGGCGAAAAGGATCACGGAAGAGTTGCTTGCCCTTGAAGTCCCGATTGACGAGCAGATCAAGGCCGAAGAAAACCGGAAAGAGGCCGAGAAGAAAGCAAGAATCGAGGCCGAGAGATCCAGGGTAGCCGGAATCATGGCGGCCATTGAGGCTATCAGGTCCACGCCGGCCAACTCCAGGACCATGAAGAGCTGCGATATATCCGAGCAGATAACGACCATTGAGGCTATCGGGATCACCGCCGATGATTTTGCAGAGTTCCAGGGTCTGGCCGAAACCACCAGGGATGCCGTTATCTCCGAGCTGAACGCCATGCAGTTAACTGCCGCGCGGAGAGAGGAGGAGGCCGCCAGGCTTGAGGCTGCTCGAATAGAAGAGGAGCAGAAGCGCGAGGCGGAACGCGCCGAGCGTGACCGACTGGCGGTGATTGAGGCGGAGCGATTACGGGCTGAGGCCGAGAAGTTGGCGGCAGAGCGTGAAGAGTTCCGGCGCCAACTTGCCAGGGCCGAAGAGCAAGAGGCAGAAGCGGCCATGGCAAGGGCCGAAGCAGACGCCAAAGCCAAGGCGCAACGCGACGAAGAGGACCGCGCCAGGGCCGCAGCAATGGCGGCGCAGCAGGCAGAGATTGACCGGCAGAGGGTGGGTATCGAGCAGAAACAAGAAGAACTTGCCGCTCAGGAGGCAAAAGAGGCGCGGGACAAGGCGGAGCTTGAAGCGTGGAACAAGCGGGAAGTGGCAAGCAAAGAGCACAGATCCACAGTTGAGCGCGAGGCAACGAGAGACCTCGTAAATTTAGGCCTTGATGCCGATACGGCGGCTCAAATCGTCCAGGCCATCGCCAGGGATGAAGTCGACCATTTGTCGATCAATTACTAAGAGGTGTCTCCACGATGGACGAAACCGAATTACACGCAAAGCCAGAAATAATAACCTGTGAGCAAGGTTCGGATGAATGGCATAATCTCAGAATTGGAATCCCGACTGCCTCGAACTTTTCCACCATCATGGCAAAAGGGAAAGGAAAAGACCCGAGCAAAACCCGCAGAAAGTACATGCTCCAACTCATCGGCGAACGGATCACCGGGGAGCGTGCAGAATCGTACAGCAATCCGCACATGGAGCGCGGCAACGAAATGGAGGCGCTGGCGCGGGAGGCATACCAGAACGCCACTTTCAACGATGTCCAGCAGGTCGGGTTTATTCGCACTGGTCCGGTCGGATATTCACCTGACGGCCTGGTCTGCGATAACGGCCTGGTGGAGATCAAAACTAAGCTGCCCCACCTTCAGATTGAGGTGCTTCTTACCGGAAAAGTACCGCCGGAGCATCTGCACCAGTGCCAGGGGGGGCTCTGGGTGTCGCAGCGGGAATGGATCGATTTCGTATCTTATTGGCCGGGTCTGCCGATTTTTATCAAGAGGCTGCATCGCGATGAGCTGTTTATTGCGGAGATAAAGGCCGCAGTTGATGAATTTTTGCAAGAAATGGACGATTTGCAGAAAACGATTGAGGCGATGTTTTGAGGCGGGTATTGAGCGGCGGGGAAAACACATCTTGTCGTGGAGATAATCCTTGACACCACCGGCAGGTATAGTAAATTGGAGCCAGACAAGCAAGGACGACCTGGCGACGGCATCCAAGCAAACCACCAAAAATCAAATAGTTTTCCCACGGACAGCAACATCTTTTTTTCTTTTCCTCGCCAGGTCAAAGTCCGGTGTTGCTGTTCGTGGGTTCTTATTCAGCGTTCTTCCCACAATACAAAAAGTAGCCTGTAACGAGGTGAACCATGAGCGACACGAAAAAAACAGGCCTGGACCTTTTACGGGTTCCCTTCCCGGCCAACCTGATCAGCAAATTGCCGAAAGGCACGAAAGCGCAAAATGAATGTTCTGCCGCCGAAAAAGTGAATTGCAAAATATGCGGTGGCTGGCATCATCCGAAAATAGTGCATCTTGACTATGTCGGACATGCGGCACTTACTGACCGTCTCCTTGATTGTGATCCGTTGTGGAATTGGGAGCCAGTAGCGGTAGACGATAACGGCAGCCCTAAGCTGGATAAAGACGGCGGCATGTGGATCAAGCTCACCGTCTGCGGGATAACTCGGCTCGGGTATGGTGACGCCCAGGGAAAGACAGGCGGCAACGCCACAAAAGAAAGAATCGGTGACGCCCTGCGCAATGCCGCCATGCGGTTCGGCGCAGCCCTAGACCTTTGGAGCAAAGCCGATATCCACGCCGACGAGGTGGACGGCAAAGATCCTGAAAAGACACCTGCCAAGGTCACCAAGGCCGAACCACCGGAAGAAACAGCCATCCTCGCCACGGCAAAAAAGGAAATTGACGCCTGCAAAAATTCCGCTGACCTTGCCACCCTGAAGGCCCAAAAAGCTGCGACATGGAACAAGCTGACCGGAAAGAACCTCATCGACTGCCGCCGGCACTTCACGGCGACAGAAAAGAGGCTTGCAGCAAAGGCCTTATCCGCGCCATTCTCCGAGCCTCCCCGTCATCCATGCCCGATAGGAGAGGACCGGGCAGGGACGTTGATGTCAGTGGCCGAATGCCTGGCCGCTGATTGCAAGAAGATGTCGAGCTGCCCGAACTGGAACAAGGACCTGACGGCATGAAGCGCCTCGTTACGCCATTTTCTGACCACGGATTTACGGGATGGCAGGTGCATGTGCGTAAAATTACCATCTCGTTTTATCGTAGTTGGCCGTGGCAACCTGCCCCGAGGTATTTATACTCCTACCATAATTTTTGGGGCTTGGATTGGACGTTTGATTTTTGGCGTTTTAGAATCTCATTTTTTGGTGATCCATGGAAAAAAAATTACTCGACCTGTTGGATATAATGTTCGACGCCTACGAAAACGGCCCTGATTGCTACGAGGACCCGGAAGAGTGCGATGTCTACGTAGGCAAAGCGATCAAACTCGACGATGCGACATTTCACCGGATTGCCGACATTTTGAATGAGCACCGGCTGAAGTGCGCCGAAAAGGGCAGGCCTATTCTCTGGTCAAAAAAAGCGAATCGGCCTTTATGTACGAGGTGATTGAGGACGGCGGATTTGATGTTTTCGAGCGGAGAATATCTCCAGAGGGAGACCGGGTTTTCAACGGCGAGACGGTACACCGTGAGGCCTCTGAATCATGGCCTGGTGACAGCGCTTTTGGCGTTTTAGCCTGGCATTTCATGACTCCAGAGGGCGCAGAGAAGAAGTTTACTGAAATTAACTACCAGAAAAATTATGAATCAGGTGAAACCGACGAGGGGGCATGAATATGATGACAGAACAGGAAGCACAAGAAAAATGGTGCCCTATGGCCCGGCTTGCTATCGGGCCGGACGGAGTATATCAAGAAAATCGTAGGGAAAATACCGATAAGTGCCTTGGCTCAGCCTGCGCCTGCTGGGTGTGGGTTGTCAAGGATCAGGCCAGATTCGGAGGGACGCCGCTTCCGATGCCAGAAGAGACCTGGCGAGGCCGGTGCGGGTTGACAAAATGAAAATTACCAGACCGTGCCCATGGTGCCACACAATCATCACCCTGGCTGCAAGCGTTGGCATTTTTTACGCTCAGGTGCATTGCCGTAAATGCGGCGGCTGTGGCCCTCAAGTGCCCTGCGACCAGGGTCCGGAAGATGAAATTCCAGACGGCAACAGACAGCTTCCCAAGCTCAACAGCCTTATCGTGTGGGGTTGTACGTTGCCCTGTAAAGGCTTCATACTGGAGATGTTCAGAGTGACTTTTGAAAAGTATCAGATTACTAGGGTTATTATTTTTGCGTTTAAAGGGGGCAATTATGAAATATGGCGACAGGGTTGATATTGTAAGAAAACTTGTAAGGCACCAAAAATATCTTGGGCCTAACGCTCGTGACAAATTTTGGAAAGAAGCCGAATATTTTGCCAAGAACTGCATATTCCTTGGCTACCGGACGGTAGCGGACGGGTTTCGAGGTTATGACCCGGAAGAAGGGTATAATTTTTTTCCAAAAAAACATTTCAGGGTGGCTCTGATTTCACCGGGAGAAAGATTGTCACCGATATACTGCCCGATCTCTGCGGTGACAAAATCAGCATGACGCCGCAACTTGAAAATGGTTACACGATGATTGCTAACGAGATTCTTGATGCCCTTTGCAAATTCCGCATACCTGGTGAGCAGAGGCAATGCCTTGATTTCGTCCTCAGAAAAACGTATGGGTTTAAAAAAAGTGAGGATCAAATATCAAACGGCCAATTCTGTGTGGCGACCGGGTTGACAAAAGGGAACGTCTCTAGGGCCATAAAATGGTTATCAGAAAAGCAACTTGTTATCAAAAATGATAACACAAAGATTCCAACATACCGATTTAACAAGAATTATTCGGAATGGTTGCTGTTATCAAAAAAGCAACCTGTTATCAAAAAAGCAACCGTTGTTATCAAAAATGATAACAAACTGTTATCAAAAGTGATGGACACAAAAGAAAAGAAAGAAACTATACAAAAGAAAAAAGAAACTACCTTGTCGGGTTGCGTTGCACCCGACCCCGTTCCGGTTAAAAAAATTGTTGAAATTTTGAACACCCATTGCCGGTCGTCATTCAAGGCATCCACGCAAGCGACAGTCAGGCACATCAAGGCCAGGTGGCGAGAGGGGTGGCGAGAGTCGGATTTCGAAGAGGTGATATCTTTCAAGGTCGGTCAATGGTTGACCGACCCCAAAATGTCGCAATACCTACGTCCTGAAACGCTTTTTGGCAACAAATTTGAGGGATACCTAACCGCTGCCAGGGCGGAAAAGGGTGGAGTGACAGCACAGGCAATTGCGGAAAGTGACTCGGTAGCCGATCGAATGATCGCCGAAAACCGCGCCAGGATGGAGAAAATAAAAAGGGAAAAAGAAAATGCTTCAAAGGTCTGAATTTTTGGAATGGGTAGAGATACTTCCCGCCGGCATGATCCCGGCCGATTATACATCCATGTCGCCGGCCGATATCATCGGCGACAATGCAAGAATACTGCGGGATTGGGTAGCTGCCGCGCACAACGCTGACGAGGGGGATTATCACAAAATAGCCGCGACCCTTTTTGGCAGCTCAGACGGCCCGGCGAAGCGCCGGCTTATCGGTTCGATCATCTCAGATCTACGCGACAACGGGTATCTGTTCGGCTCCAGGGACGGCAATCCCGGAAACCCTGTTAAAGATGGGCTGCTTTTTATATCCCAGGCGATACGCAGGCGTCCGGATTAATTCCACCGTTGACCACCACGGCGTTTTTAGGTGCCAGGCAATGCCCTTGGGCCGGTGGCAAGAGGAAAGTGGCTTAAAACGCAAAATGGAGAGGAAAATGAACCCATTCGAAAATTTGCCGCCCTGGAACAAGAAAATAAAGTCGGTCGTATCGGTTACGGCCCCGAGCGGGTGCGAGATAATCGTGCTGCTGGATACGGACGACGATACGGTAATGCAGCGCCGCCAGGAGGCAATTACAGAGTTCCTCTGGCGGCGCGAATATGAGCCGCAAACTGCTTAATTTCCGGCAATCGTGATCAAAACCTCAATCCCAAGGCTGATGATCACGTATGCGCAAATGAGAGCGGCCAGGACCGTTTTCTCATCGATGCCCGGCCATGTGTTTTTGTTGCAATCCTCGTTCCGGAAACGGACTCTATCCCACCCAGAGTCAGGGCATTTAGGGTGATCGCAGAGCCCTTCATCCCAGTTTCCCGGCTGATGGTAAAAAAAATCTCTGCATTTTTCACATTTCATGATTTCGCCCCCCTTTTCCCGGTGTTGTTGTGATCAACCCGGATGTATTTTGATCTCAATGCGCCGGTCACGTCGGCGCATTTTGCGCAGGCCGGGCAATTAAAACGAGGTGTACCCCGGCCGGTCCACTCGATTTTTAAAAAATGCTGCACCCGGCATCTCGGGCAGATGCAGAGCGTCTTTTTTTTAAAATCCAGGATATCGCCTTTAGCCATTTTGCCATCCGGCCAAAAATCTGACCGCCTCCCACAACACAAAGCCGAGCATAGAGCCGACAAGAGCGCCGGCAAAGGCTACGGCCGCAATCGATAACATAAATTCACGGTGCCACTGAGCATAGGTCCAAGTTTTATTTTCCATTTCCGCCTCCGATCATTTTGTTGTTGGTAATCACATTCGCCACGGATCGGTCCCAACCGGGAAATTACCAGACGGGATCACGAAACACCTCATGCCGCGAAGAATTACAGCGTAAATTCCCCACCCACAATGGACCGGGTTTCCTGGCATCGCTTTCGTTGCGCGCCGGATGAAGGTTTTTGTGGATGGGTGGTTTTGTTGCGCTGCTTTAATTGCTCGGTTGGCAGTTATGAGGCTGCAAAAAATCGGGCGCTGGGGCAGGCCCCTAAAAAATGTGTGGATGATATTTTTCATAATTTTCCTCCGATCATTTTTATTTTGTTGATATCCCCGCCGGTCCGGTGCCGGCGTTGATAGAAATTTGCCATGGTGATGCCGATCTCCTCCGCCGCCTCAGACGGGGATAGCTTGCGGCCGTCCAGCATGTCCACAACCACGCTTGAGCCCCGGTTGTGCCGGGCGTGGTCAATGCCGAGCCGTTTCAGATCCGCGCAGACCAGGCTCTGAGCCATCCCCAGGGCCGCCGCTATCTGGCCCTGGTTGTTGTGTTTGATCGCGCCGGCCAGGAAATGCCTGTAAATGCGTTGCACCGTCTCCGGAGTTGATTTTATGCCGGCGACGGCCAGGGCGTCTACGCGCCTGGCCTTCCAGGTTGTTGAGGGGATAAATTTCAATTTCTGCACCCCTCTATCCTAAATTGCCCGGCATCATCCGCTGGATATAATACGGGATTTCAGGGTATGGCCGCTCGCGTTGATAATCCAGCGCGTCATCTTCGTCCGCCGTTAGCGGTCTGGTCCGCCGGGGCGGGTTATCGTCAAATTCTTCCTGCTGGTTGTCGGGGTGGGTCGGCTTTCTGGGTTTCATGGCCTTTCTCCTCGTTTTTTGGCTGGGCTTGATCGCCCGTTTGATTACGGTTCATCTTAACATAGACTTGGGCAGGCTGTCAAGTTTATTTCGCGATAAAAAATCTGACAGATGTGGAATAATTTTTTTGCGAATGCGTAAAGATTAAATATTGCAAAAACGTAGAGTTGTGGTAAAATCAAAAAAAAGGATATGGTGATTTTATGGGACTTTTTGACGTGGGCAGGACATTCAAGCCGCGCAATGTGGCCGGGGTAAAAACCTCTCGGTTTATCGAGCCGCAGTTTTAACCGATGGCCGGAAAATCAAAATTAACCGGTGAGCAATGGGCGGATATTCAAAGCCGAGTCCTGGCAAACGAATCAATCCGCTCAATCGCAAAACTCTATAAAATCGCCGAGGGAACGATCCGACATCACAAAGTTTACGCACAATGCGCAGAAATAAAAACTGTTGCCGCGCAAGTGCTGGACGTGGAAAACAAGATAAAAAGCCTGCCAATCCATACGCAGTGCGTAATATTCGACTATGCAGCAATTTTACGCAGCATATCAAACAATCTGGCGGGGGCAGCAGACAACGGCGCCAGGATGGCAAACACGCTTTCTCTGATCGCCGTCAACCAGGTCAAGAAAATTAACCATGACGACCCGATGGAGTCGCAAGAGACATTGCAGGCCATTTCAGCCCTGACCAAAATGAGCAACGAGGCAGCGGCCACAGGCCTGGCGCTCATCAAGGCAACCAAGGACGTGGAGCCGCCATCTGATCCGGCGCAACAACTACGGGTAATCGGCTCGGAGGAGTTCCGCCAGATTGCCCGTGATGTTGCCGACAAGTTTTAATGTCGATTCAAGATTTTTCCACCGAAGAAATTCACGCCGCTCGAATCCTGTCTGGTCAAGATTTATACGCTTTTTCCCGCTGGATGTTCCTTCAGCGGCGCGGTTACCCCTGGCTAAGGGGGCCGCACCATCAACAAATCTGCAATGCCCTGATGCGAGTGTATCAGGGACAATGTACCCGCCTCATTATCAATGTTGCCCCCCGATACAGCAAGACCGAATTAGCCGTCATAAATTTCATCGCCTGGGCATTGGGAAACTGCCCTGACGCTGAATTTATCCACTCATCATATTCCGGCAGGCTGGCGGCAAATAACGCCTGGCAGACCCGCGAGCTTGTTCAACACCCGGAGTATGCCGAGATATTCCCATCCACCAAACTCCGAGGAGACAGCAGCGCAAAGGATGAATGGCGTACCACTGCCGGGGGGTGCGTCTATGCCGTGGGAGCTGGCGGGACGATCACCGGTTACGGGGCCGGTAAGCACCGGGAGGGATTCGGTGGAGCGATTGTCCTCGACGATATGCACAAGGCCGACGAGGCCCGGTCTGATGTGGTGCGCCAAGGCGTCATCGAATGGTTCCAAAACACTCTTGAGAGCCGGAAAAACTCACCACACACGCCAATCATCTTGATCATGCAGCGCCTACACGAGGTCGATCTTGCCGGGTGGCTACTGGCCGGAGGCAATGGCGAGAAGTGGGAGCACCTTTGCATCAAGACCCTGGGAGACGATGGCGCGGCCCTCTGGCCTGCAAAGCATAACGCCGACATGCTCAGGATGATGCAGCAGGCGGCACCTTACACTTTCGCCGGGCAATATCAGCAGTCACCCGCGCCGCCGGAAGGAAATATTTTCAGGCCGGACATGATCCAGATCGTTGACGCTATCCCCGCCGGGGTAACCTTCATTCGCGCCTGGGATTTCGCCGCCACGGAAAATGATGGTGATTGGACGGTCGGCGGCAAGCTCGGTAAAACTCAGGGTGGCCGCTTCATTATCGCCGATATTGCCAGATTTCAAGGCAGGCCGGAAGAGGTCGAGGCCGGGTTGATCAACGCCGCCAAGCGTGATGGCAGCAGTTGCCGGGTGCGCATCCCTCAAGACCCTGGGCAGGCTGGGAAATCTCAGGTGTCCTATTTTACCCGCCAGCTCTCAGGGTTTACGGTCGTGTCGAAGCCGATTTCTGGCGACAAGGTGACTCGGGCCGAACCGTTTGCCAGTCAGGCCAATGTCGGAAACGTGATGATGATCAAAGCGCCGTGGAATGACGCGCTGATTTCAGAGTTGCGGAATTTCCCGAACGGGAAACATGACGACCAGGTGGACGCCTTGGCCGATGCTTTCGGCGAGTTGAACGACAACAGTTTCGGGCTGCTTGATTATTATTCAAGCCAGATGCAAAAAAAAGTGGACAATGAAAAGACAAAGGTGTAAAAAGATTTAACGATTCAGTAAAATAATTTTATAAAAAGATTTTAGGAGGAATAAAAATGAAGAAGATGCCCTGGAAATATGGCCTGTTTTTGATCGTGCTGTTTGCCGTCGGCGCTGTCGCCGGGTTGTCGTTTGCGACTACCATCACCCTGAATTCTCCCAACTCCGGCAGTCAGAAAATCGTTGACCGGGCCGGGGGCGTACTCTACCCGGACAGTGACAACCGCATCACCCTGACCACAACCAAGTACCTGACCGACTACCTCAATGCCGGGTTCACCCTCACGCCTGCCGATATAGTCGCGGCAAACAACAACGACTCGTTTGTTTTCCTGGACGCCAACCAGACCGTGACCAACAAGCGCTATGTCGCCAAGGCCAGCACGACCGCCGCCGCCGGCCTGAACCTGCCGCACGGCACCGCGCCGACTGCGCCTGTTGATGGGGATGTATGGACCACTGACTCAGGACTGTTCTTTCGAGTCAACGATTCGACCAGTCAGGCCGTAGCGATGGTTTACCCTGGCGCGGGTATCCCAGTTTCTACCGGTTCGGCCTGGGATACATCCAAAGCAACACCAACCGGCGTAATTATCGGCGACAACGACACCCAGACGTTGAGCGGTAAAACCCTGACTACTCCGGTGGTGGCCTCATTTTACCAGGATGCAGGCAAAACCAAGCTCATGACCACGCCGAACACGGCCAGCGATACCCTGGCCGCAATCGCCGCCACGCAGACCATGACCAACAAGACGTTGACCACGCCTGTTATCGCCTCGTTTTATCAGGACGCCGGGAAAACTCAGTTGATGACCGCCCCCAACACTGCGAGCGACACGCTTGTTGCCCTGGCGGCTACCCAAACGCTGACGGCCAAAACCATCACCTCTCCCGTCATCACCGGAGCAAACGTCACCAAGTCGCTGACGATCCTGACCAACGACACCGTTTTGACCTCGACGGCATGCGGCAAGGTCTACGGCATGGCAAACGATTCAAAACTTGTCACCCTGCCAAGCACTGCGGCCGGGTGCGAGATCGTCGTTTTTAACTCGGGGGCTGCAACTCATAACAATATCGAGATCCACCCGGCCACCGTTGACAAAATCATGGGGGAAACCAGAATTGCCAACGGAACGCTGCTCACCATTTTGACCGACGACAACGAAAGCGTCACCAACACCAAGGGGACATCGGTCAGGGGGGATTTCATGCGCCTGATAGGCGATGGTGTTGACGGTTGGTATATCCAGGGCAGCGCCGGGATTTGGGCGGAGGATACGCCGTAATGAAGCACGGAGGAACATATGCGGCCCTGACCCGGGGTGAATGGGTTAGAGCTACATACAACGCTATGCTATTCGGCAACAGAGGCGGGTTTGTGTCGGGCGGGATGTGCTACGGTTGGGATGATATCCAAAAATTAAAACAGGCGTAAAATGGCATCAAGGGAATCAAAAGGCGGCGGGACGGCCAAAGACATGACATTCATGGCCCGTCTTATCAGCGGGGCCAAGTTCATCGTCACCGGCCAAGATCCCGATTTCGGTCCGATCACCAACACCGCCACCAACCCGGCAGACGCCACCGCCGCGCCCTTTGGGCCAATGCAGCCCCTTCAACCCGTTTTCCAAGAGGGAATGAAGGGGCGGCAGCTTGATTATCGGCCCGGCCAGAACATCACCTATGTGCCTCGCCAAGAAGAGCCGGTCACATTCGCGCAGTTGCGGGGCTTGGCCGACTCTTACGATCTTGTCCGACTGGCGATTGAGACCAGGAAAGACCAGCTATGCAAGCTGGCGTTTTCGGTCCAGAACGCCGACAAGACGGTCAAGGACGATCCGAGGGCCAAGAAGGTTCAAGATTTCCTCCGTTTCCCGGACAAGGAGCGCAACTGGCAAACGTGGTTAAGGGCAGTTGTCGAGGAGCTTCTCGTCATCGACGCGCCGACGATCTACCCGCGCAGCACCAGGGGCGGGGAACTATACTCGCTTGACCTGATGGACGGCGCACTTGTCAAGCGAGTGATCGACGGCACAGGCCGGACGCCAGCAGCGCCGAGCGTGGCTTACCAGGCAGTCATCAAGGGCGTTCCTGCCGTTTCATATTTCAGGATGGATATTGACCGGCCAAAGATTTTCAGCGTTCCAACCGATGACGGCCAAAGCATTGACGGCCTGATCTACATGCCGCGCAATCAGCGCACGAATCGATTCTATGGTATGTCGCCGGTCGAGCAGATCATCATTACAATCAACATTGCGATGAGGAGACAATTGAGCCTTCTGGAATTTTTCACCGATGGATCGTTGCCCAATTTGCTTATTGCCTGCCCAAAAGAGTGGAATCCTGACCAAATACAATACGCCGAGACCGCCTTTAATTCTCTCCTCTCCGGGAACACGGCAGCACGGCGGCAGGCGAAATTTATTCCTGGCGGCCAAGAACCGTACAACATAAAAGACCCAATCCTCAAGGACGAGCTCGATGAATGGTTCGCCCGGATAGTCTGCTACGCCTTCAGCTTGCCGCCTACCGCATTCGTTAAACAAATGAACCGGGCCAGCGCCGACAACCAAAAAGAGCAGGCGCTTGAGGAGGGTCTTTTTCCGCTCATGGAGTGGGTTAAGGGCCTGATGGATTACACCATCATTACCTGTTTTGGATTTTCAGATCTTGAATTTGTCTGGCAGGATGTAAAGGAAATTGATCCACTTGTCCAGGCGCAGATTGACGATATTTATCTCAAGGCCTACGTAATCGGGCCGGAAGAGGTCCGGGTGCGGCAGGGCCTTGAAGGGCCAGCGCCGGAGAAACCTGTAATGCCAACAATGGGGGCAAAAAATGACGATGATCCTGGCGGCCCTGGCAGTCCCGGCCCTGATGGTTCTGGCGGCAAGCGTGTTCCTGGTGATAAAAAGCCGGTAGCCAAAGAAAAAGACGAAACCGAGCGGATTGAACGGGTTAAAAAAAAAGCCCGAATTTTGCCTATTGACCGAGACCGGGACGCCATGAAAAAAGCAGTTTCCAGCCTTGAAAAGATCTTCAACGACTTCTTTGCCGTGGCCGGGCCGGATATTGCCGACCAGGTTGTGGCCGGTCTCGAAAAGGTTGGCCGGGCAGATGCGGAAACCGATGTCGTCAACGAAGTGCTTGACGGCCTGGCCTTTACTTCCTGGTCTGCCGTTATCCCCGATGTTGAGGCCGCTCTGGAGCAGGTGGCCGTGAACGGCGGGGCAGAAGCACTGACGCAGATTGAGTTTGCCGCTACAGAGAATATCACGAAATTGTTAAACGTCCGGTCGTTGGAATATGCCGAGCAACGGGCCGCTGACCTGGTGGGCATGAGAAACATCGGGACCAAGGCCGCGCCTGAATGGATCGTCAACCCGAGGGCAGAATTTGCCATCACCGAAAGCACGAGGGGCATGTTGCGAACCACGGTGGCGGAAGCGGTCGAAAACGGTTGGTCTCACCAAAAGCTGAAGAAGGCCATTATCGAAGATAACCCGGCTTTTTCCTCTTCCAGGGCAACGACGATAGCCAGGACCGAGACGACGATGGCCGACATGGCCGGGAACATGGCCGGGTACAGGGCGAGCGGGGTCGTCACCGGGAAGGAATGGCTTCTCGGGTCGAATCACGTTGACGAGGACGAATGCGACCGGAACGCAAGGCAGGGGGTTATTCCCCTTGACGACCTGTTCCAGAGCGGTGACGATGCGCCGATTTTGCACCCTCGATGCGTCTGTTCCGTGATCCCGGTAACGGCCTTGAGCGCCGAGTGGGGGCTTTAAAATGACAACCAAACACTGCAAAAACTGTGAACGCCTCCGGGGCTTCAAGCGCAGCATCGGCCTCGGAACGCTTGTCATGATCGTAATTACGTCCGGTTTTTGGCTCCTGTTGGTGCCGTTTTACCCGAAGCATTGCGTTGTCTGCGGGGTGAGTTAATGCAGGATGTCCGTTGCCAGGGGTGCGGCAAGATGCTGGGCAAAGTCGAAGGGCAGTACGAAATCAAATGCCCACGGTGCAAAACGATAAACAAAAATTGAAAATATAAGTTTTTCAGGCAATAGAGCTTCACGAAAGCCGCCGATCCTCCGGGATTGAGCGGCTTTTTTTATGGGTGAAATCATGGCGGCAAGAGACGCACAGGACCACAGGCTTTTCGTTGACATTACGCGAGTCAACAAGGAAGAGCGCACCGTTGAGGGCTACGCCACCACTGAGTCGCTGGACTCATTCGGTACGATCATCGACCTGGAAAGCGTCCGTGCCTGCCTGCCTGAGTTTATGCGGTTTCCAGCGCTCAGGGAAATGCACCAACCAAGCGCAGCAGGAAGCGTGACCGCCGCAGATCCAGACTCCAAGGGGCTCTATGTCGTTGCCAAGGTCGTTGACGATGTGGCGTGGAACAAGGTAACCGAAAACGTCTATCGGGGTTTTTCTATCGGCGGGGGGCAAGATTACACGATCCGCAACGGTCAGAATATCGGCTGGACGGCGAAAAAGGACCAGAGAAAAGGCGACAAAATAGCCTTGAAGCGAATAACGGAAATTTCCTTGGTTGATCGACCATCAAACACGGATTGCACCATTGACGAGTATCGAATCTACGAGGAGGCAAATATGGCCGAAGAAGAAGTGAAAGCAGAGGTAACGGCCACCGAGCCGGAAGAAACACGGACAGAAATGCCGGACCTGAAGCGATACATGGGCGAAGAGGTATGGGATGCAAAGTGTGCACTTAACGCTCTTTCAGACATCATGTATCTGCTCGAAAAGGAAAAGCAGGAAAGCCACCCTGAAGCCGCAGGCCAGGCCGCAGACCTCGCCGTTGTTGTCGAAAAGCTGAAGAAATTTATCGTCTCGGAAATCCAGGAAGGCGACGAGGAAAAAGCTGGAGCCACTATCGAAATGGCAGCAGGCGCCGCTGACGATGTGGAGCGCAAGGGCGCGGCCATCAGCAAAAACAACCTTGAACGCATCCAGGCCATGCACGACCACAGTGCCGCCATGGGGGCGCGATGTTCCGGCGGCGCGGACGTGAAGAAGGCAGGCGGCGAGGGTGACGATATCACCAGGCTTGCCACCCTTGAGGCCGATGTGACCAGGATGGCCGACGATATCACCCGGCTTGAAGGCGAGAAGGCCACGCTTGTCGCAGAGGTCACAAGGCTTGCGGCCATGCCTTCCGCGCCAAGGGGCAATCTCCGGTCAATCGGAAAATCAGAGGATTTAATGTCAGACGAAAAACGCCTTGCAGACGAAGCAGACGTGAAAAGAATCGCAGAATTGCCGCCCGAGCAACAGGCGGTCGAGCTTGTCAAAAGATCACAACGGAAACCCGAAGTCATCGGATTTCGATAAAGGCCGCCATCGGCCACCAAACAGGAGAATATTATGAACACGACCAACGATACATTGCAGCTTATGGCGGCGGCACAGAAACAACCGCTTGCCGATGACGTAGCCCGTGCATTTACTCAGCCAGGCAGCGCCACCACGGGACTTATCGCCTACGACCTCGAAATTCCGAGTAAGAAACTTTACCCGCTCCTTACCCCGTTGCGAAATCGCATTCCTCGCCGGACTGGCGGTTATTCGATCCAGTCGAATTGGCGAGCCGTCACCGGCATCAACACCGGCAATCAATTCCCGGG